AAGGTTGGAGATGCACAGCTGCTAGCAATTACCCTAACACCCCGACCGGCTCAATCTCATGCGAAGATTGACCGAGTCCTTTTAAACGAGAGGCTAGAGATGGATAACATTGAAAGCATGTCAGTTGAAGATCTTCGGGCCATGCTCATCGCGAAAGATGAAATGGTCAAAGAGCTTGAATCTAAGATCAAGGAAATGCGGCAAGATGCAGAGTCTCGCATGATGGAATCAAAGTCTAAGGACGATGATGAAAAGCTTGGTGAACACGATAAAGAAAAGCTCGGTGAGCACGATGACGAAGAGAAGGCTGAGCAGAAGAAAGAGCATTACAAAAAAATTAAGATGAGTGAGACAGTTGAGCCTACATTACTCAGTGAGATCAACGCTTTACGCGAAAGCAATAACGCTCTCACAGAGCGACTTGAAAAGATCGAGTCAGAGAAGCTTGAGATCGAGAAGCGCGAGGCAGTGAGCACCCTCCTCAGAGACGGTCGAATCACTCCCGCTGAAGAGGGCGTCGCCGGTAAAGCTTGGGCTATGCGTGAGTTACAGCCTGAGTTTTGGCAGATGTTCTCAGAGCGTCCTTCTGCGAGCGCTGTGCCCCTCGCCGAGGTTGGTCATGGCGCATCAGGTCGCGAGATCACTCGTCAATCACTCGATAATGAGGTGCGCAAGCTCGCCTCAGAGAAATCAATCACATACTCTGAGGCGCTGGTCACCTTCCGCGCTCAGAACCCTGACTACTATAATCAAGCGTTTGGAGGCTGATCGTGGCTAACACAGACAACATGTTATCATTCATCGCAGGCGGGACCATCACAGAGTATTCTCTCGTGGCGGTCGATGCTGCAGGTAAAGTGCAGATGACTTCATCCTCTACAAGTGAGGCCGCTGTTGGCATTGCACAGCGCGCGGCTTCAGCGGGTGACGCTGTTGACGTCATTGTAAGCGGCATCACTCGCGCGATCGCAGGCGATGCAATCGCGCCAGAGGTGACTTCTCTTTTGATGGCTTCTGCATCAGGCAACCTTGCGCCGTTTGTCAAGGGCTCAGGCAATGTCTCTGTTGCTCGTGTCATCCCTAATATTAATCATGCTTCACCTGCTAGCGGCGATCAGATCACGGTCGTGTTTACCGGTCCTAGCAACTACCACACCTAAGGAGTAGATCTACATGGCTAGTTCATACAGTAATTTACACCCAGTTGATCAGATCCTAACGAGCCTTGTCGTTGAGGCCGTCCCATCTGATGATCAACTGATCGCTGACAAGGTTCTTGAGACGATTACGATTCCTGAGCGCTCAGGTACACTGCTCCTTGAGGAGACGCGAAATTTCATGGGCGCCGGCGCAGGGCTCGATCTTGAGCGCGCCCCTGGTGCTTCACGCGCTTCGATTGGTGGTTTCGATCGTAGCTCACAGACCTTCAAGGCGAAGATCTTCGCGGCTCAGGATTCGATCGCGATGGAGGATATTTTTGACTCTCAATACCCCGGTTCTGAAGAGCAACGCATCGCTAAAAAGGTAGCTCGTGTGATGAAGCTTGCACGTGAAAAGCGCGCGGCTGATATCCTGTTTGATGCTACAGCGTTTGAGACATCAAACCCTGCTACAAAATTTGATGCCGCAGGATCTGAGCCGCTGACATTCCTTCATGAGCTTAAGGATACAGTGTTTAAAAAGGCGCATGGAATTAATCCAGACTCGTTGATTTTTGGTCGAGATACGTTCCGCGAGCTGGCGCGCAACCCTGAGGTGCGTGGCTACCTCGGCACTACGACGGGCAATCTTGCATCAGGCAACCGCATCCTCAATGATGAGGCTGTCATTGCTGTTCTTCGTGATGTGTTGGGCATCCCTAACATTTACGTAGGCCAAGCTCTGCAGGATAATGCGGTACCTGGCGCGGCTAGCAATGAGGGTTTCATTTGGACTCGAAGCAGTCTATTCATGGGTATCCTACGCGGCTCAGATGCAATCATTCAGAAGAGCGGTAACGTCAAGGGGATGCCTGTGGCGGCGCTTAATTTCCAATTTGGAAACATGGTTGCCGGTCAATATGACAGCCTCGACAAAACTCGCCGCTACGTTTACGCTGAAGAGGTCAATCAATTTAAGGCGATTGACAGCACCCTTGGTCACGTCGTGACAGCCTGCATCAGCTAAGAGGCACCCCATGAATCTAGCCCTGAGTGAGATGGACCTGCTAGACTTCCAACAATTGGATGATCTAGGGTTGCTCGATTTGCTTGTCGAGCGGTTTGAGTCTGGTGAGCATGTTAAGCTCTCAGAGGACGCCGACAGAAGAGCGGTCGATGATCTCACACAACAGGCGAAGAGTTTGAGCGGTGATCAGGCCAAACTCATCAGGGCTAGACGCGATCAATTAAGAGCAGAGATTAGCGCTGAGCGATCCTTCGAGCGTGCTCTCTCTGCCTCTCGGCGTGAGCTTCTCACGCTGTTACAGATGGCTAGTGTCTCTAATGATCCTCAGCTTCTGTTATCATTCGACAATGAGCAACTTCTAGATTTTATCTTGAGGGGTGGGATGGGGCTTGCTGTCGATGAGTATATTGAGAGTCAGGGTAAAATACGCGAGGCAGTTGAGAAGGCCTTTGCAGTGATTGAGCCTAATTTCTCATTTGATCAGATGCCACAAATTGATCAGATTCAGGCTCAGGCGGTCACATCTGTGTTCGAGGATGTTATCCTTCCTGACACTCAAAGCGCAATCAAAGCCGCTTTGACATCGCTGGCCGTTCAAGTTCCGGTTGACATCGTGACCAGTGAGCTCGAGGAGCGCTTAAAGCGCTCTCAGGGCAGACAGTTGACCGAGGTGAAAACTAGGATCAGTCAATACGGTCGATCAATCACAGCGGCCGCAGCTGCCGCCGCGGAGCTCGATCATTACCTATACACTGGCCCATTAGATGGGCTCACTCGCCCATTCTGCAAAGCTCTTGTCGGCAAAGTTGTTTCAGGTCAGCAGATGCGAAAACTCAACAACGGCCAAGGCCTCAACGTGATGATATCATGTGGCGGCTACAACTGTCGGCACACTTGGAGCCCTGTGAGTGAGGGATTCATTGAAGCGGCTGATCTCGATGAGGCCACTACCGCGGACATCAACAGAGCAAACGCAAGGGCTAAGAAATGAGAAAAGCAGTAACCGGCGAGATCATACATTTCGTGTGGCATCCTCGCACACCTCACGCAGGAGACGCCGAGCTCACCGTTGGGTTCAGCGTGCCATTCACAAGCGCGCTCACTAATCAAAGAGATGATGTGTCTGTGAGTGCTATTGCAGATGACAGACGGACACTCACGCTAACGGCTAGCGTTGACACTACGCTTGAGCGTGATGAGGTCAGAGCATTTCTCAGGACTACACGCGACACATACTATGCAGTTAAGGTAACTCGGCTTGGTGGCACGACTGCAATCCTTGCTGAGCCTCTGCCGCGTGAGCTCGATCTCACCTCTGCAGCCACCTTGGATTTTGCCTCTGCTTATGTGGACATCCCAAGCACCAAGGCGGTCACCGGCTCATATCCCTACACGCTGACTTATACTGATAACCTGGGATCACCTCAAACTGAGAGCGGTATCCTTAAGGTCACGCCTCGACCGTTTAACACTGGTCTAGATCATGACGAGCTCGTTGACCGATTCCCACAGCTCGCCGACATGGTGCCACGTCGACAGAGCGACCTCGCGCCACAGATCAGCGCAGCGCTTGATGAGATCATTCTCGCAGTACGTGATCACGTGATAGCAGATGGAGCGACTGAGGATGATGTTTTCAACCAAGGGTCATTCTTAAGCGCTCATGCATACTGTGCAGCGGCTCTAGTCTACGAGGCAACCTTACAGCTTGATGTAGCTAGCGCCATGAGAGAGCGTAAGTATGAGCTGTTAGAGGTAGCGCTCAGATCAGTGACCATCGACTTAAATGGCGATGGGGATATTGATGAGGGAGAGAGCAACCTAAGACGCTCAGGAGGCAGTAAGACAGATTTTCGTGCTAGTTGGAAAACTTACGCTAAAACAGATTATGATAGCCGTTTCACTCCTGCACGTGGGATGCGTCACTAATGCCAACCAAGGTTAATCTAAATCTCCCGTCAAGCTTATGGACGGCCAAAGACTCTGCTAGATTAGCTAGTGACACTTTGGCTTCTATCAAGCTCAGGACTACTAGAGGCATTGACGCAAACGGCCAAAAATTTGACGGCTACTCAACAGAGCCGATTTATGTAGCCAAGCGTGGCGCTCGACTGGCGCCCAAAGGTGGGTCACCCACACCAAGCGGTAAGTCAGTCTACTATGAAGGCGGCTACAAGCAGTACAAGCACGACTCACGCAGGCGCTCGACGCTAGCAGGCACCGCTGAGGTTGACCTAGTGCTGAGCGGTAACATGATGAATAATCTCGTGGTCAAGGAGGCAACCGCCAAAGGCTTCACAATCGGCCTCACGCGTAATGCGGGTTATGGCTACTATGTGAATGAGAAGCGTGAGTTCTTAGGGCTCACCTCTCAAGACATAGACATCATCACACGAGCGGTGACCATAGAGCTCAGGAGGAAATACGAATGAGTCAAGGCATCGCGGCAGCGTTAACGCACCTCGAAGATGCGCTCATGCAGGTCAACCCCAAGCGTGACACACATCACGGCTTTGTTGCTCATGGTCGCGCCGGTGGTATAGTGACACCTCTATCACAACGCTCACACTCCACGCGTTATTTTACCCTTGAGGTGAGCGGATTTACGGAAGACGATGGAGCTGCAGGGCTATCAGGTAGACGCCGAGCAACGATCAATCTCAATGTGCGCTATGACGTGCCACAGGATCAGCTCTATCTACAACGCATGATTGCAGAGGACGCTGAGAGTTTACTCGTCAAGCTGAAAGGGCCAGACTATGATCTCAATACCACAGGGATCGTATCAGTGATACCGCAGTCACCCACGGTCCAACCTATTGACCCAACCAATGATCAGGGCGGCGCGGTGCTGCTGATCCTACCGTTTACCCTTTTATATTTGGAGGCTTAGATATGGCAGTTACACATCGATCTATAAGCGTTGCAGTTGAGAGCTCATTTGGCTCCCTCAATGCATCCACAGGATTACCAGAGCTTTCGAGCTCAGGCCTGACATATATCTCAATCCCCTGCGAGCGTGACCCAATCGTGATCCCTGGTGAGGTCGTTGCAAGTGAGCGTAATGATGCGCGTGATGGTTCCTATTTTGTACCCCCTGAGCCTGACACTGTATTTAGTGGCGGCTCTCGCGTCCGCCGTCGTACAGGTCAGGTAGTGGTCAGAGTGGACCTCACCACCATTGGCACTGGTGCGGATACCTACGCATCGAACTACCTCGGCCACCTCCTCGGAGCAGGGCTTAAAAATCAACTCCCCTCTATCGTTGATGGAGACGCCGCGCTTGGTGTGCCGAATACTAATAAATTCACACCGACCACATCTTATGCTGAGGCTGACGTTGGCTGTCTCGTCGGTGTCGAGGTCAATGGCCGAGCAGAGTACAGCGCTATCACTGACAATGATGTAAGCTCAGCGGTGAGTGTATCACCTGCGTTTAGCACAGGTTTCAGTGGGACGCCGACGATTTACAGCTTGGCTACTTGGTATATTCCAAGCCGCACCGCTACAGGGACCAAAGAGCACTCTCTGAGCTTCCGTATTGATGGCGTCAATTATCGCTCATTTGCTTATGGGTGTGTCTTAGAGAGCCTCGCCATCAGCCTCGATAACGGTCGATTGATGGGTGAGTTCACTTATCAAGCGGCGCTTATTCAGGACGATCATGGTAATGCATCAGGACCGATCGAGCCTGTATATAATGCCGGCTCGCCTCCATTTTTCAGGGGCTCTTATGTCGTGATTAG